TTTTGTTAGATGCCAGATACAACCCATTCACAGAGGCAAAGGACGGTAACGAGGCGGGTAACTATGACAGCATGAAAGTTTGCACGGGTTGGGCTTTCATACCTATTGCCGTGAATCTGTACGACAACGAGGGCAATGTGCTTTGCCACTACGTCAACAGCCACAATGCCAAAGGAGCCTGTAAGGGGCATTTGGGATATGCTAAAGGCAAATGGGAAAGTGGTGCAGCAAGTTTTGGCGACGCGTACCTGGAATACTATAATACTGATGATCTGGCAGAGAATACGGGTATTTTAGGATGGAAGAAAAACCGCCATTGCATAGGTAGGCCCAATTTCGCAAATACACAGATATATGACAGCTTTAAGAGCATGGCAGACGGTGAGTATATGCCATATCCGACACAGGGCGGTTATTTGGAAGTTACCGTGTATAATGGCGTTCAGTGCTTCGACTATGACGATGTTATGATAATCGTTAATGGCTATGATTACGATTGGGACGCTTGCAGACGTTGGACTGAAAGAGACCTGTATAACAAAGTACGTTGGATGCTATATAAGGCCCCAAAAGTTGAGTTGGTTAAAAACAACCTGATCTTTGATGCAGCAGAGTTAGAAGATATTGAGTATTCAGGCTATATTAACCGGGCTGCAAAAGAGGAAATCAATATAGATACCATTTGCGGTACGGCCAATAAGATTTGTCCGACAGCCAGAGGTATATTTTGCCGTACGTCTGACAGCCTACAGGTGCAGGCACTAAAGCGGGCAGGTGTGACAGATCACCCCGAAAAATTGCTGATTGGTACGCTTTATAGCCAATACGCAGAGCGTAAAACCAGGCTATCAGGCGAGGCCGTGATAGACGCGGGCGGACTTTGTGCATACACAGAGCAGAACCAAAGTGGCAAGGTATTCTTAATGACGGGTGAGCAACAGGACGTAATAGCCGATACGTCAGAGATCGAGATTACGGAATTTAAGGCAGACGAATACGATGCCATAGAGGAAGTTAGTTAAACCATCATAGCGCAGTTATAAGATATGGATAAACACTATACAGCGGTAGTAACAGGCCACACGCCAAGACCACGTAGTAAGCGGTTGCAGCAGCAGGGCACAGGTAGCGTCAACAGCACCGTAGTATTGAATACGGAAGCGGGAGGCGGTAGCCCTGTATCTGGTGATGGGCATACGCACGTCAACAAAGCAGCCCTTGATCAGATTACAACCGATGTAAACGGTTATATCTGGCTTGATTTGCTAAAGGAGGTTATAACGGAGATTGACGGCCAGGAAACCACCATATATGACAAAGTACGCGAAAAGGTTAAGGCGGGTTACGCTGATTTAGCCGGGGATATTGCCGAAGATAGCCCGCTTTTCAATAAGTTTCTTAGCCGTCTGACTGATGATATAGCGCAGGGTATCATAACGTTTAGTCAGGGCTTAATCGCTTTGGGCTTAACGGTATTCCGTGATGATGTACACTTTGGCACTTTCGTAAAATCGCTTTATGCCGGAACGGGTGCAGGTATTGACCCACAGGGAAACGCGGAATTTGAAAGCGTCAGAGTACGTACATACTTTGAGGCCGTAGAACTTATTATTAACCGTCTATCGGCTATTGAGGGCGACCAACTACTGACAGAGAGCGACCAGATAGAGAGCGTAGAGGATTTGGGCGACGGCCAATACAGATTGCATCTACGTAAGAAATGGGAGGGATATTTTACTGCCCAGAAAGTTAACAACGTCTTAAAGGGTATTATCAATAATTTGGGTGCAAGGGCTTTGGGTATCAATACAGGTACAAACGCCCAGATGTACACAAGTTGGATGAGGGTTAACGCGGTTGATACGGCGCATAATACTATAGACGTGATCTTGTACCCCGACAATCAGACACCCGCAGGTATCAATTTCCCACCTTGCGAACTGATGAACATTGCCCGTTGGGGTAACTCTACAGACAAAACGCGCCAAAGCTGCATATACCTTTCATCTACAGAGGGCCGTATAGTCAAGTTGGCGGGTGTAACAAAGCCCATCATAGACCAGACGAACTACGGCATGACAATAGGAACCCTACCCGATTTTGTCAAGGCTATGGTAGATGATGAGGGCTACCCGTTACCTATCAAAGAGGGTTTGGATTATATGTACATACCTGGTATTATCGCAATGGATATTATCAGGGTAAACCATTGGACGGGGCTACCTGAATCTGTTTACGTTGACCGGGGAGAGTGGAGCGCGGACGCTTTTTATTACTGCAATACGCTGAATCCCGAAACAGGAGACTACGAAGTTTCAGAAGTATGGTACAGAGGGTGTAAATACCGATGCTGCCTTACAGGTACGCAGAACGCGCCGTCGATACTTACTACCGATTGGGCGTTTTTGGAGGGCAACCCCGATTTTACGGTAGAGTTTAACGATACTGATGTGCTGTTTGATCCTGATCGCTTCGACCTTACTTTGTATATTATCGCAAAGTTCAGGAACCAGGATATAACGGCAAATATACCCGACGCTAACGTAACATGGACGCGGTATAGCGAGGATGCAGACGGTGTAGAGCGGGTGGCATCTGATTTGGCGTGGAACGTACGGCACAAAGGGGAATATAACCCCGGAAAGTCTATACATCTGACAGCCGAAGATATGGATTTTAACGGGTATGTACCTAAAAAGGTGCAGATAACCGCCACCGTTATACTGACAGATGAAAACGGCAACGAGGTGGACGCAGACAGAGCAGTATTTGAATTTAATTAAATATCAGCGAGTATGAAAGTAAAGAGATTTGATTTTAACTTTAAGCCCCTACAGATAGATATTAGTTTATCTGTTGTGGGTAGTGTACCAGACAGGCAGAATTACGACGCGGACGCGGACGAGTACACACCAGACTATACGTTGACACCGCTTGTAATACAGCCACAGATAAGCCGTATGGATAAAGACGAAATCCTAACGCCTGGTAGTGTCAATTCCAATTTGGCTAACGTACGTTGGTACGAGATCGTAGGCGGTACGCGCACACAGATATTGGCCGACAACACCGACTATGAGATTACCACAAGCGGAGGTAACGCAGGGCGAATCCTGGTAAAGAAAAACGCGCAGCCACAGAACCCGATTACGCTTGAATACTACGCGGAGTATTTGGATCAGCGTACAGGACAGATACACGTTTTGCAAAAGACGTTTCCGATACGTTGCAGCAATTCTACGGTGTTCAAACCCGTACTGATCTTAGATACGCCCGATCAGACTGTCTATAATCCGTTAAAGGATCAGGCCGTACAAGTGATACACGCAAGTTTGCGTTGTGGCGAAAACGAATGTGCAGCCGCCAACCGTATCTTTGTCTGGGAAAAGTTCAGGGAAAACAATACATGGACGCAAATAGGCACGGACACGATTTTGGACTATGACGTACAGGTATCAAACGATACCGCGAGCCTGACGATAGACCGTAGCCTGATGGGCGCGGATTTGTATATACGATGCAGGGCAAAGTATGACAGAGGCGGCAACCCTGCAAGCGTAGCTTTGACGGATGCAAGCCCCGAATGTATCACGTCTTTTGTAAGGCGCATCCCTAAATTTGAGTTTGATATAGCAGGCGTACCAACCAACATACCCGCAGGTATTTTGAAAATCGCGCCGGAGGCTAAGATATGGGACGTTAACGGTGCTATCGCCAATCCTGAAAGGGAGTTGTTGATACTTTGGTACTCGGCCACCAATAGGGCGAGCGGCAGTTTGGCGTACAACCAGGTAGGACACGGGCAAACACCACTATTGCCCACAAAGGATATGAGCGATTTGTTAGGCGCAGTATTCGGGCTTGATGTGCAAGACGCAGGCCCTACGTGCTGTTGGGAAGATGGCGACGGATCGCTATTTGAGGATGAAGATGGATATTTGTTACTGATTAAATAAGGACTTTTAAATTTTAGAATTATGGCACGTTACATTAAAGCAAACCCGAAAGTCGCAAGTTTCTTGCGCGTAGAGAATGAGCGTAACACCGTCAAGGACGGTAATTATTTGCTTTGGCAGGCTGATATGTTGAAGTTCGGCCCGCTTACGCAACTTAACGAAACACTTGCCCAGATTGGAGGTATTGCGCTAATGGCGCATGAGGCGAGAGAAGAGCAAGACGGCACGGTTACAAGACCTTTGCCTGTTGCTACTGATCCCCGCTTTATCATGGATACGGAACAAGAGGCAGCACCCGCAGAAGATCAGCCCGGTAACGGTGAAGATCAGCCCGGTAACGGTGAAACCGTGACAGAGGGAGAGCAGACCGAAGCCGCTACAGGTGGGGAGAGCGAGGAAATAACGGCGGGTGACGTAGGCAATGTAGAAGATATTGTAGATTTTGCCCCAGAAGAGGAAACAGAGTAATAACCGATAAAAAGCAGCAATATGAGCAGTGCAAGTACAAGTAGAACTATTAAGTTCATAAGCAAGGCGGGAACCTATACCGCTATCATAATGTGTTCAGAGGGTGATTTGTACCAGGAATGGGAGGGCACGCAACAGGACGTTATCAGCATTTCCCCGGATTTTGCAACGTTAAAGCCTAAATTATTCTTTGTATGTACATCAAGCCGCGTAGCCGAGGGCGTAGCAACACCCGACAGCATCGACTACTATTTTAATGGTACTAAGATTACCTGGAATGGCGACACGTCAAGCGGTACGTTTGCCGGGCTGTTTAAGAAAGTGGCCCCGTCAGGGGACAACCTTTATTATGGTTTGCAGATTGTGCAGAACATAGTAGAGACATCCGGCTTTGCGCCCGCTACTATCAAGATGGTGGCCCACATATCCTACGGTACGCAGAGCGACGAAATACAAGCGTCGTACCCTATCCCTATTCAGCAGGCTACGGGTAGCAGCTTTAGGGTAACTATCGCAGCGGGCGATACCAAGAACTTTGTTATTACCCAAAAAGGCGGTAGTTGTATTCTAAAGGCTATGGCTTACCAGAGCGGCAACCAACTGACAAATGATCTTACGTATCAGTGGTACAAAAATTCGCAGGGATCATGGGTTGAGTTATCGGGAAAGACGGCACAGACGCTTACGGTGCAAGAGGCTGATATTAATACCTATGGCGAATTTAAGGTAGTAGTATCACGCGGTGGCAGCGAAATCGGTAGCGACTTTCAGGGCGTTATGGATGCAAGCGACCCCTACGAAATTGACCCGCACCCTAACCCAGAGGATGAAACGATAACGGAAGATACAAACGGTAACGGTACGGTTACATACACCCCGGTTGTTGTAAGACGTGGAACGGGCGCAAAGGCTATAGATAGTCTGTTTTATTTTACCGTCAAGGATGCCGCAGGTGTATTTCTCAATTCTGCCGCTGACAGATCAACAGCACAGGCAAGCTACAGCGTTACACGCGCCCATTGTATGCAGGCAGGTAGTGACGTATCTTTAACTATCGAATCACAAAGTTAGTGGCCTATGAGTGGGGTAATGAAAACTTGCGTCATTAAGTTTATCCGTAAAGGTACGGGAATTTCCCGTACCGAAACGGAATACGCGCAGAATCAAAGTAGTACAACGGCCCCTACGTCTGGATGGAATGTTAACCCCCCGACATGGCAGAACGGGTATTATATTTGGCAGCGTATCAAGTTTACCTATACGGATAATTCGTATTCCTACAGCAACGCAGTATGTATTTCAGGCGGTAACGGTATATCGTCAGTGACAGAGCATTATTTGGCTACGTCTGCATCATCTGGAGTTACTAAGAATACAAGCGGTTGGACTACGACGGTACAGACTGTTACAACCACAAAGAAATATCTTTGGAATTACGAAACTACCACCTATACCGACGGCAGCACCGTTGATACAACGCCCGTAATTATCGGTGTGTATGGTGAAAAGGGAGACCCAGGCAATCCTGGCGGGCAAGGCGTTAGCATTTCTTCAGTGACAGAATACTACTTAGCTACTTCTTCATCGTCAGGTGTTACCCGTAGTACGTCTGGTTGGACTACAAGTATTCAGACGATAACGAGTACGAAAAAGTATCTTTGGAACTATGAGAAGATAACCTATTCTGATGATTCCACGTCATACACAGACCCCGTAATTATCGGCGTGTATGGCGACAAAGGTGATCCGGGCAATCCGGGCGGGCAAGGCGATCCAGGCGAGCAAGGCCCACAAGGCCCTACGCTACGCGTGCAAGATTGGAATAAATGCACATCTAATGGCACGGTAAATTATAATTTCTATCAGGGTGATGTAGAGAATTTAAGCGAACCGTATAAAGACGTTGTGCTATATAACAATAATTACTACAGTTGCATAAAGACGCATAGCAATAAAAGTATTTTGCCGACTAATCAGACATATTGGCAGTTAGGCGACAAAGTAGAATTGGTTGCTACTAATATACTGTTAGCCACCTATTCCCTGATCAAGAATCTGGGCGCGGAGGCTATCGAAATGAAAGACGGTAACGGCAATGTTGTTTTCTATGCAAAGGGTGGTACTTTGACTTGCAAAACAGGTGTATTTGAGAACGTCACAATTAAAGGCAACTTATACACCCCATATTACAACATTGACACAAGCAACATTGCTTCTTTGGCTACATATTCGTATGATAGTACGTACGGCTTTTATTATTACGCGCTTGATTTAGCAAAGACCGGGCTTAATATCCAAATTAACCCCGGTACGTCGGCACCTGTATATATCAGCCTACCCGCTAATTCGACATATAAGGGCGCAGAGGCAAATATACTTTGCACAAACTATTATGTCGTATTACGTGGCGTTTACAGAATGAACGGATCAAGCACAAATGTAAGCTACGTAGCATATAACCCAATGCTATATAAGGGGCAGAAGATAAAGCTAAAGTGTATCTATGATGGTGGGTATAAATGGGTAATTGATTCAAAGTCAGATTACACAGTGCCAGAAAGCCCGGCATTAATCGGATTTGGTGAAACTTCTTTGGGTTATTATTCGTCTGGTTGGAGTGTTTCGTTAGTTAAGAATTTCAATACTTGCGGCACAGGGGCCTTTACTGTATCGCGTATAGGTGATTCCACATATAGGGTTTACAGGCCGTCAAGTTGGACAATATCATTAACTGATCCCTCTTTGCTAATTTCAGTATTTGGTAAAGGTTATGCCTTTAGCGGCACAAGTAGAACGAGTGGAAGCCCATGTAAGGCGACGTTAATAGATGTTCAATCGTCGTATTTTGATGTGGTTACGTCTGATGATGACACTAAGAATGATGGCGAATTTGGGTTTACGATCCATTACGCCGGACGTATAAACAGCTACGTTGTATAATCATAAAAGTATAGCGCAATATGAAAACAAGGTTAGTATTTAATAAGTTCATACCGTTTAGCGGTTTCCTGGCTATGACACTTTGGCCGTTTATCTTTGTACGTGAAGAGTTGGCGAAGATGTATAGCACGGTGGTAAACAACCACGAACACATACACGCAGAACAGCAAAAGGAAATGCTAATAGTTGGCTTTGCCCTGGCACTGATCGGCTTTGTGTTCGGTTTAGGTTGGTGGGCATTACTCTTTGTCCCTATCTTCTTATGGTGGTATTTCCTGGAATGGCTAATTAGAATACCTATTGAGGGTAGTAGCCGCCAGGCATACCGTAATATATCCTTTGAGCGCGAGGCGTACGCCAACGAAAAGGATTTGGCCTACTTAGGCCGTCGTAAGCATTTCATTTGGCTAACATATATGTTTCACAATTAAATTTAAGAGTTATGGTTAAACAGACTAAAAAACTTAGTACAAAGACAACCGTAGCACAGATCAACGCTACGGACAAATTCCCAATTACCGACGCTAACGGCGTGGTATCGTTAGTAACGCTTGCGACGATCAAGGCCGCTATCATGGACGGTGCAAGCCTCAACGCTATGTACGACGGTGTGTTTATCATGTATCACCGTAAGAGCGATAACTACCCGCTGATGGTTAAGCCCCACAAGTGGACAAGCATACAGAGCAGCGGAGAAATTGCCGACGGTGTGGTAGTCGTAGAGGGCGGCAAATGCCTGGTGGTAGCACCGACGGAATCTGCATCTAAGCTGACATGGAGTAGCGCAGCTATCAGCGGTGGCGGTACTACTACGTCAGATCGTGTAACGGCTATCAATGATTGGAACGGCAAGACCAATACGGCGCAGCAGATCGCGCACAGCACATCAAGCGCAGTTACAAATACAGCATCGTACGCGCCTGGCTTCTGTAATCTCTATAGCCGTGCCAATGCTAACGGTCAGGGATTGACAGCGGGTAAGTGGTGGCTACCTTCTTTGGGTGAAATGATGATGATCTATGCCAACATGACAAAGATCAACTATGCGCTTTCGCTAATCAACGGCGCAACGCAGTTGGTTGAAGATGCTTATTGGACTTCTACCGAGGGCAGCGCGGCGGGCGCCTGGCTTCTGTACCTCGGCGACGGCTTCGCCATCAACCTCACTAAGGCGTCGTTCACGATTCGAGTTAGGGCCGTTTCAGCGTTTATCGCTTAGTAATTAGTTATTAATTTTTAATTATTAGTAGTACCCGGCGGTAGCCGGGTACATTACAACGAAAAATCGAATTATGGCAGAGAACAAAAATATAAAGTTGGTATCAAACGCGCCTCTATACAAAGATGTGCGCACGCTGTTAAATAACATATTGGACGTTACCCCGGATTTCCCAAGGGCTTACAAATATACTATCGGTGGCGAAATGCAGAAGATAGCCGTTAGCCTGCTGAATACCGTAGCGTCTGCATATATGGATAAGGCTAACAGGTATCAACATCTAACCAAGTTCAAAGCCGATTTCGAGACGTTGAAAACGCTTGTAAGAATAGCAGGTGAAAGGCAATGGATCAAAGGAATAGGGCGGCACGCACTGATCATAGAACTGATGGACGCGATAGGCAAACAAAGTACAGCGTGGAAGAACTCAATGCCTGTAGGCAATGAGTAGCCAGAATCGAATTTAGTTACGACTAAACGAGCGTGCAAATTTCCGTGATAAATGGGGCCTATACCGTCATTTACGGTTAAGAGCAAGTCAATAGGCCACAGATTGCGAGCCTACCGAGAACAGCGCGACGAACGCCTGGAATCTGAACCTCAACAACGGCAACGCCAACAACAACACTAAGGCATCGAACACGAATCGAGTTAGGGCCGTTTCAGCACTTCGACGGAAATAGAAACAAAGTATAATATATGGTAACGACAGCAGGACTTTTAGAAGCGTACTACGATTGTCGCAAGAACAAGCGAAAGACGGCAAGCGCGTTAGTCTATGAAATGGACTACGAAAGCCGACTTATTGCCTTGCGTGATCGCGTCAATACGCGTACCTATCAGCCCGGTAAGTCCATTTGCTTTGTCGTAACGCGTCCACGTTATCGAGAGGTGTTTGCCGCCTCTTTTGAGGACAGAATAATACACCACTATATAGCATTAAGGTTAGAGCCGCTGTTTGAGCAAGTGTTTTGCCCGTACACCTATAATTGCAGAAAGGAGAAAGGGCAGCTTTACGGGATCAACACCCTAAAGCAGCATATTATCGAGTGCAGCGATAACTATACAACGGATTGCTACATAATGAAACTTGATTTAAGCGGTTTCTTTATGAGCATAGACAAACAGATTTTGGCACGCCTGATTGATCGTTTTATCTTAGATCGGTACGCAGGCGAGGACATAGAGGATTTGCGCTACCTTTGCCGGGTAGTCATATTCCACCAACCCGAAAAGAATTGTGAGCGACACAGCCCAGCCCGCTATTGGGATTACCTACCGCCTAACAAATCACTTTTCACTAACGGAGAGGGCAAAGGCATAGCAATAGGCAACCTGTTTGCACAGCTATTTGCAAATTTCCTATTGAACGGTTTGGATTGGTACTTAGAGGAATTGGGCATAAAGTATCATGGCAGATACGTAGATGATTTCTACTGCATACACCGTGATAAGGCGGTACTACTTAGCGCAGTGCCAAAAATAAGGGCTAAGTTAGGTGAATACGGTTTGACCCTGAATGAAAAGAAATTCTATCTACAGCATTACACCAAAGGCGTACAATTCACAGGATCAATCGTTAAGCCCCGGAGATCATACACCTGTAATAACACGATAACTAATTTTGTAGCGGCTATACGCAGGCTGAATAATGCAAAGGATTTACGGCAGATTGAACACGCGATTTGCTCTATCAATTCATACTTAGGACTGATCCGGCATAACAATGAATACAATACCCGTAAGCGAGTATTGGGCATGATAGACAGAAAGGCATTTGAATACATCTACATAAAAGGACGCTATGAGATAGTGGCGTTAAAGAATAAATACAAAAAGAGAATCAGGACATATAAACGTATAAGGGATGGCGATTATTGAAGTACAACCAGAGGCCCCGGTTACGTTACGCGTTGACGTAATCGACATGGGCTTACTACACCTGTTAGAAACAAGGTATGTGGTTTTGATAGAGCAACGCGATAACGACATAGTAATAGAACTATATAAGAAGTGAGAATATGGACTACACAAGTATTGTTGAAATTACAGCGTCAATGGGCGCAGCTATCGGAGGTTGGGAGTTTATTAAGTATATGCTTAATATACGTACCAACAAGCGTAAGGAGAGATCAGAGGCAGACAAAGCTAAAGCCGAAGCCGACAAAGCGGAGGCAGAGGCCAACAGCGCGGATTTTTCCGTATTACGTGAGACGGTAGAGTTTTTGCAACAGCAGCTAAAGGAAAAAGAAGAACGTTTTGCAAGCCAGACAGACCGTTTGCGTAAGGTGCAAGATGATTACTTTACCCTGCTGCAAGAAAAGGCTAAAGCCGACCTGGAATTGCAGCGTTTTCGATGCGTGCGCCCGAAGTGCGCACAAAGAGAACCCCAGAACGGATTTTAACTAATAATTCAGAATATCAAACCCTCAAAACCTAAAGTGTATGGCAAACGTAGAGAAAATCGTACCGTTTATCCTGAAATGGGAAACGAGTACAACAGGCGTTGGAATGACTAACGAGCAATTATTTGAGAAAGCCCGTAAGAGAGGCTTTGCGAATGATCCCCGCGATTTGGGCGGTGCTACTATGTGCGGTGTCACCATTGCGACCTATACAGAGTATCGCAGACGTAAGGGATTACCAAAGCCTACGGTAGAGCAGCTAAAGGCGATACCCTACAAAGAATGGCTTGAAATCCTAAAGGCTATGTTTTGGGATCGTTGGAAAGCAGACCAAATCAAAAATCAGTCTATCGCTAATTTCCTGGTTGATTGGGTATGGGCAAGT